CCTATAATCATCCGAAATCATCATGCTTTTACAATCAACCGTATTTACGCCACGTTTATACACACTTCCGTTATTGATAGCGTATTTTACGTAGTAATGAGTTTTGTTATAGTCAAAATCCAAAAAAGACAAACTAAACGAATCTCCGATATTTACATCTTTTACAAGTGAATCATATTTCAATGTATATGTAGGGTCGCTTTCCAAAACATAAAAAACTTTTGCTGTATAACTCATCGCTCCACCGCCTGTATCTGTATGCTAGACCAAATAAACTTTCCATTAAAGAAAGTCATTGCGTCAAAACTAGGGTTGCCAAAATAAAACTGCTTTGTTTCTTTTTCTCCTTTTTCATTGGTAAACTGTATGTAACCGTACCGGTTTGATAAATCATCCGGGTCTGCGTACTTCATCAACTTTTTGATTTCGCTTGGCGTCAAATTTGCCGGAAATGCCATGTCAAGCGTTACTTTCTTTGCAACTATCTTTCCGTTGTAAAGTGCTTTTGAACTTCTACCTGCTTTTGCGTTCCACACTTTTTCTCGTGAGATTTTCCAACCCTCATATTTTGGTGTTGGCATATCTTCTAAACTGTCCTTAGTCCAACCAAACTTCAACGTAAATGCCATATGACACCTCCTAACTTTTTCACATAAAAAAGAGACCCATTTGCATGAGCCTCTTTCTTTAAGCCATGTTCCAAGAAATTCCTTTGTTCTTGGAGATTTTCTTTGCGTTGTTCATAATTGCCGTTGTTACTTTTGTTCCGTCAAGGTAAACATCACCGCCACCGACATTCGCATTTGATAATTCCTCTTTGATTGCCGCCTTTGTAGCCGCATAAACAGCCGGTGCAACCGCTTCGGAAATACCGGTCGTAATCTGTTTGTTATTTGCAACAACGGACTTACCATTGTCGAATTTACCCATCATTTCGCCGTGCTTTGCACGAAACCATCCATCTTCCGGAAATCCACCGTTAGCATAAGTCTCGTAATTCAATCCGTACTTTTTCAGCATTTTGATTAGTGATTTTTCTGCATGACTTACGAATATCTGTCCTTGCTGACCTATTGTCACTCTGTTTTTGGCATTATTTATAGCAGCAGTCAATTTTCCGTAATTTACTTTTCTTCCGTCCATCGACTTAACAGAAGATTTTAATTTCCCCTCTGTCACATTGTTAATTGAAGCTGAAACATCCAATGAAAACTTTTTCTGTTGTAACTGTGTTTTAACTGCGTTATACCAACCTTTACGGAGTTTAGGGTCGATATTCACATTTATGTCACGATTTTTCATGGTTTTCATCGCAATCTGCAAATCACCAAACGTCTTTATATCCCAACCTTTAATTCCAGCCGTAATTGTTACTGTTTTGCTATTTACGCTATCTACTTTCCCCTGCAAACTATCAACATCATCACCGCCAGATGTTTCAGCCTTAACACTTACTGATTTTGGTTTCAAGGAATCAATTTTTTTCTTCAATGCGTCTGTTGACTTGTAGTTCTTATCTGTTATCTTTCTGTAATCTTCCCATGTGATTTCACCATTTTTAAGTTCGGTTTCTAACGATTTCAAAATACTCTTTTGTTCTTTTGCTGGAACATTTAATTTTTCCATCGTAGTTTTTAATTTCTTTTGTGCTTTTTCGTAATCTGCTGTTTTTTCTACTCCATTTATACCAAGAAGATTTTGCAATTCATCCTTTTTTATTCCCTTTTTTTCAACTGCATCTTTTACGGATTTTTTTGTAATAATACCTTTTCGCAAATTTTTTCCTGTTTTACTTAAAATACTATTTTGCGTAAGAGCGGCAATGCCAAGTTCATCCATTTTTTTCTGCAATTCAGTTAATTCACTTGAAAATTCACTGTATCGTGAAATTGTCTTGTTGAGGTCTACATCACCACCAGCATGTGCGTTCCAACCATACGTTGATTGATAATCACCACCAGTAATTCCTGAAACCGTAGAAAGCAATGCAGCGGCAAAACTTCCACCTTTTTCTCCGTATATAGTTTTTAAGTTTTTCGTAAGTTGTTTGCTGTCACCGCCAGATGCTTCAAGCAACTTATCAGTAATTGCGCCGGCAATCTGAAAAGCAATTTCAACAACCATAAGTTTTCCAACCAGTTTTCCTAATTTTGGTCCTATTGTACTAAATTTCTTGCTCCATGCTGACGCTATTTTTTCCGATTTTATTTCTGTTGCTGATTTAACCAGAGAATCTTGTATTCCCTTTCCAAACATTATTTTCATTGCGACCCATACGGCTTTGAATTTTTTATAAGCCATAAAGCCAGCAATAACCGTTGATAACTTAAATGCAATACCTAATGGGTCTCTGGCAAATGCAGAAATAGCCACTTTCAAGGCACTAAACAATGCTTTGACTATTATTTTTCCTACTTTCAAAAGTGTTTTTCCCCATTCTATTTCAGAAAGAAAATCTCCAATCGCTTTTCCAACTTCCGACCAATTTACAGTAGAAAGTGCGGTGTCAATCGTATCAAGTATTCCAGTAATTCCATCACTGATTGTCTTTCCTAACTCCTGCCATCCAGTTAATCCAGTATTTTTGCGTACTTCTCCCATCTCTTCGAGAAATCCATTGATGTAATCTCCAATTTTCTTTCCAAGGTTTTTGTATGGGAAGTCTACCATAACGCCAAAAGCAAACTGAATCATACCACGCAACTTCGCTCCAAGTGATTTTCCTGCTAAATCACCGTCAAAAGTATTTATGGCAGCCGTTATACCCTCTTTAATACTTTGACCGAATTTAAGCCAATCAAACGTCTTGAAAAAGGTGTATGATGTTTCAAACCATGTATTCAATCCCTCGGAGAAATTTTCTCCAAGTTTTGTCCAATCAAGGTCTTTAACAAATCCGTTCAAGAACGTAGCAAGAGATTTAGCAATCTTCTTCGTAGTCTTTTTAATCTTTGTCCATGGAATGTTTCTCATTCCCTTGTTAATCCAGTTAGCCAGTGCCGAACCGAGAGAAGTAAAATCTCCACCTTTCCATGCGTCAAGGATTGCTTTCTTCATCTTCTTATACAACTCAACTGCCTTGTTCTGGTTGCTCTTAAAAGCATTATCCCATATCTTTTCATAGTTCTTTAATGCGTCGCTAATATCCTTAGAAAGGTCAATATTAGCATTTCCACCAGAAGGGTCTGTATCACCACTATCGCTATCACTGTTGTCCTGCAATTTATTTACAATATCAAATCCCTGCAAATTGTCGGCGGCTTTTTTTGTCTTTTTAGCCGTCTTATCCATGTTCTTAGCAACTTTATCCGTATCGTCTGCCGCATCGGAGTAGTCCGGCACCTCTGGTGTTTTTCGTGAACCATCCGTATCACCAAGTTTGATTCCTGCCAGTTTTGCTACCCACTGTGCGAAATCCTGCAAAACCATAACCACAGCATTCATATATGGGTACAATTTCTGAACAATCGGCATAAACAAGGAGCCAATTGTCAAAGATAATTTCTTAAATCCAGCCTGCAACATCCTCAACTGGTTTGCAGGTTGGTTAATTGTACGTGCCAAATCAGCATATGCAACCTTTGACTGTTCCAACATAGTCAAAACGCGCAACTGCATTTTGGACTGTTGCGAAAGGTTCTTAATACTTTCTGTAATACCGTGATTCATAGCAGTTTGTGCTAAGCCTGCGGAGGTGATGTCAATTCCATACTTATACAACGCCCTAGACTGTCCTACCAAACCAGATTGAAAGTTTTGCATAACGTCAGCGGTGTCTAAGTTTGCTAAAGACGCCCAGTCTGCGGATAACATAGTAAGTGCTTTTGCGGAATCAATCGACGTTTCACCAAGCATACCGGCAGAGTTCGTAATTTGTGCAATAGCGGCGTTGTAGTTCATAACCTCTGTCAAATCCAAACCAAGATTGTGCGAAAAAGTATTTGTTGCATCTCCAGTGTTAGTATCAACATCATATCCAGTCAACTGCTTTTGAAGTTTTCCAAATCTTTTACGGAAACTTCCTGCATATTCTTCCGCACTATTATAACCGGCTTTCTTAAACTGGTTAGCACTGTCTTTTCCAACCTTATCAAGTGCAACCGAAAAATAGTTAAATTCCTCAATGTAGTCCTGCGCCGAACCAATTGCTTGACCGAATTTCTTTACAGCACGAATTACCAAAAAGAATTTGGCATAAAACATACCGATGCTACTTACAAAACCTTTTGATGATTTATGTGCGCTTTTTAATTTGTCTTTTAATGAACTAAGTGCATTTCCAAGTTTTTTAGTGCTTGTTGATGCTCTATCAGAAACAGTGGAAATTCTACTACCGCTTGACGCAAGGTTTCCAAGACCTTGAATTGTGTTGGCTACGTTTGAATTGATTTGAGGTGCATTTTGCAGTTTTTTTAGCAAATTCATTACGCCCTTACCAAGTTTCTTAAGGTTTGCAACTGTTTCGCCAACACGCTTCCCTGCATTTGCAAGTTTAGCAATACCCTCTACAACTTTTGTAATGCTAATATCAATTGCATTTGCAGAAGATAATTTGCGTACAAGTTTTACTACTTGCTTTCCTAATTCCGGAAATTCTGTTGTTACATTACTAATATACTGACCGCTATTAGAAAGTCTTGCCAATGAACCCACAACACGTGTCACAGTGCTTTCAATTTCAGATACACCGCTAAGTTTGGTTGCTAAATTTGAAACAGAAGTTGCAATCTTTGTCATTTTGGATGTATCAAATCCAGCCATATTCACTTTTGAAAGGTTTTTAACTGCATTTACGGCAGATGTAATGCCACCAAGATTCTGAATGTTTCCAAGATTGTTAAGACCATTTGCCAGTGTATTCAAACCACTGGCAGTACGAGATAATCCACCAACATCAATTTTCGCAAAACGCTCAAATCCTTTTGCAATTCTATTGTAGTCGGTTGCCTTTACTCCGCTTAATGTTTTGGTAGCATTTCCAAGTTTTGATACTCCATTTGCAAGTCCACTTAAATTGCTACCGTTAATCTTAGACAGTGCAGATGTTAATACATCAATTTTACCAACAAGATTTGTAATCTCATCTTTGGCACTTTTTGCCGTTGCATTTATTTTAATACCCAACGATTCAACTGTTTCTGACATACTAACACCTCACTATCTATCATTTGCATTACGCAAGATTTTTCAATCTAATAAAACCGTACTTTCCTGCATACTCAATTTTGGCAACTCTGCTTACTTTTGATTTCCACAGAATCCGTACGGTTTCACCTTTTTTGATTATCATAAGTTTTTTAGACGTAAACAAACGTCCTTTCCTCAAATATGTGTTGCAACGTAATTTACCGGTCCATGTTTTCTTGAATTTATCAAAAGAACCATACGTTGATTTTAATTTACTTGTTGTACTTCCCCACTTTCCAAGGTAAAAATGCGGAGTATCAACAATGGATTTCCAATCTCCTCCCCATTTCAAACCGATTTTCTTTGATTTTGCAATCTTAGCAACTTTTCTAATCAGTTTATCGTTATAAAGCAGTTTAGAATCATTGATTGCAATATCAAAAGCAATACCCCACTGGTGTTGAGAAGAATACGCACTTCCGTTAGCGTTTGTTACTATCTTGCCCGGCTTTGTTCTTCCCTTTGCATAAAGCGAATCTTGATATGCTTTTGTACGAAATCCCTCTGTTATAATCAGATAGATTCCATTTTTTGCACACTCTTTAAGTAAAAGTCCAAGTTTGTAGTTTAACCATGGATGTAACTTTTTTCTGTCAATTCTAATTGAATGTTCTCTTTTCATTTTTCAACACTCCTTATATGATTGTTTCTGGCAATCCCTTGCTCATAGACCTTGCCATCCACTGTTTTTCAATTTCAATTGCTTTCTTTATCTCTTGTTCTTCTGTTTCTTTTTCTGCTATATACTCTTCTTCAAACATTTTTGCCATAATTGGACTTTTAATATATTCCGATTTTGCTGATTTACCATTCAAGCAACTGTCTATGGCTACAATCAAAGCAGATATGCCATAATTGCCCCACCACATATATTGCAATTCATCTTGTTCTTTTAACTGGAGTTCATGCGCTTTGTCATATGGATATAAGTCTTTTGGACAACTTTCCATAATCCTATCGTAAGAAACTCCATAGGAAAGATAATGAGGTATTGCATCTTCATATATAAAATCCGAGTATGACTTATTTATTTTTTCTGTGGCTTCTTGTGGTCTTGCGGAAGTTTCGTTACTTTCTCCGATGCTTCCTCTGTCTCCCCAATCTGGTTTAACAGGTCTCCCAAAAAACCCTTACTCATCAATTCCTCCGTCAACTGCGTAAACAAATCAAGGATTCCTTTATCTGGCGATTCATCGTGGTAATCGTCAAGAATATCTCCTACTTCCTGAACGCTTTCAACTGGATTTTCTTTCTGAAATCCAACGTAAAGCAAATCACGAACACAGCAAAACAATTCTTTAACCTTGCCAATGCCGCCAACATCACTGTCATTTTCAACTTCTTCACTGTCAAAAATTCCAAGCAAATCCTTTGTTCTGTCCATCAAATCTGTGTCGCAGAAACTGTTATATCCAAATCTAACCTTGTATTCCTTACCTTTAACCTTTAATTCCATAATGATTTATCCTTTCCCCACTTTTAGTGGAAAGGAGCCACCCCGAAAGGTGGCTCTCTTTTTTACTGCATATATTATTCGAGTTCCGGTTCGGCTGTCTCTTCATCCTCGCTACTCAACACAGCCTTTTTAGTGTTTCTCGTTGAATAGCTTGTTACCCCACTTTTGTAACAGTGAAAGTACCATCCTTGTTATCAACGACTGTAAGTTGGTCAGTAACCCATTTAGGCACGGTATTCTGAACAACGGTAGCGGTCATTTCAAGAATTTCATCTACGCCGCCTACATCATTTACAGTAGGTGTAATCTGCCCTACATATGCTGCTTTGGCAACACCACCAACGCCATCCGTTCCATACAACTGAATAATGTCGCATTTTTTACCCTCAACATTCAAAAGAGCACTAAAATCATCTTTTTCAAGGTTTCCTACAAACTCTTTTGCGTCAGACTGTTTAATACCCATTTCAAAAGTCTGTGCATCATCCTCCATCGTGGTACTTTCTACAGTGTTCGGTGCAGATGTTGGCGATGGGATTGACTTTGCACGTAACATCAATTTGTATGTTCCTGCAAATCCATCTTCGCTGTGTTCTTTGTAGATAATTCTTGCCAAATAACTTGTTGAAGCCATCTTGTTACCTCCTTAAATTTGATAAAAAAATAAAGCCTTTCGGCTTGTATTTACGTCAATATATATCATTCTTTCCGATTGTTCTGCTAAATCTTGCAGTCTGTCGGTATGTGTCTTTTGTATCATCTTGCGTAGGCATTGAAGAACCACGAAAACGCATTGTTTTCATAATTCTCTTAACTTCTCGCATTACTTCTTTTGCTCTTGCTTGTGATTTATTATCAGTCACATCAATTTGAAAAGAAAACTTTTCCGCATTGATTTTGTCACCCTCTAAATCTTCTCCGATTTCTGAACCGGGTAACAATTGCAATCTTACAAAAGGAAAAACCGCTGGTGTATTACTACTGCCAACGGAAGAAAAGTTTTTATCTGTCATTTTGTATTTTTTTTTCAAACTATCGGAAAAGTTTGTTTTTATCCTTGTGAATACAGTAGATGGCACTAATTCATCCCATTCCACCGACATATGCACCACCTACTTTCAAAATATTTCTTTCGCCGTCTTTATAATTTTGCTTCTTATATCTTCTTTGGCTTTATACATAGGCATAGTGGCTTTTACACCATACGTAGGCATCCATTTTTGTTCCTTTTCATTCCAGTACCACCACATATCGTCATAAGCGTGTGTCTGCCCCGGAAATGTACCAACTCCATAAGGAAATTTACTTCCGACTAATGGATTTTTCGTTGGGTTAAAATGAACACCTGCACCAAATTCAATAGCAAGCAAAATACTAAACGGTGCGTAGCCATCTTGTTCTTTTACTTGCCCCTTGGCAAGCAATATACCGTTACACCCAATCTTGTCAGCAGATATGTTTGTCGAAACCGTAACATACTTTCCTAATGGACTCTCTGATATATTCGTTTCAGCAACCTCTACACCACTTTGTAATAGACTATAAACAAGTTGTTTACATTTGATAGGTAAATCATCCCTATACTGCAAAAGTTGCTTTTTAAGGGTATTTAATCCACTTACAGACAAGTTTGCTTTAAATGTCTTTATTGCCATAAAACCACCTACATAATATCAAGTTCTTGAAACACTTTAAAAATCTTTGGAAATTGAATCGCAAACCAATCAACTATTGTTTCTTCGTGACCAAATTGCTGTGAATGTTCAAAATTGGATTGTAAGCCACTCTCACTTAAAAAGGCATGAATTATCTCATGCCTTAATTGTTTGTTTTGTAAATTCCTAAAATTTCCAACATTGTTAAAGTTGTCAGAACGAATAACGATTGTATGATTTGTGCAATCGCAATAACCATCGCAATCAGCATCTTTTAATTTCTTTTCTTTAACCATATATTCTGTTCCAAGAATATTTACTTTTTGTTTCATTACTTCACATTCCTTTTTAACAAGAACAAGTCCTCATTTAATCCCTCGTCCGCAACACCTTTTACCGTGTAATCAGCACTGCTTTCATCTGGAATTGTGTTATCATCATCCTTGTATACGATTTCTGACTTCTTCCAAATCACGCTACCGGATTTCAAAGGCAAATAACCTTTACTGACAATGATTTGTGCATAGTTTGTACTATCATCAATACCATAGTCTTGCCATACAACTTCATTCAACTTATTTGTGATGTTTGCCTTAAACTCAACTGGTTTTGTATAACCAATTGTTGTTTCTCCGGTTTCAATCTTGTTTCCATCATCATCCGTAATGTAAATTACATTTCCCTCTTCGTCTGTATAACTTTCGTAAATTGGAATTTCATCATCTTGTAAAGAATAAAACATTCTTTGTTTGTTAGATGCCAACGTCATCAAGGCAACCACCTACTCACTTGATTTAATCTGTTTAATGAGCTGATTTCCGTATACGCTCAATCCGGCAACAAGAACACCCTGAACAATTGATGTAAACACTGCCATAAGCATTTCTGGTACTGTTCCAATAGATGTATTTGACATTACCCAAATGGCACAAAGCAAAATACCAAGTACACCTAAAATACAAGGAATGTACTTATCTTTGATAACATCCATTTTTTTAATTCCGACACCGATAATATACAGAACAACTGCTACTACAATCAGTTCCGGTTTTACATAACTCATAATACTATCCATCTTTTCTTACTTCCTTTCCGTTGAGACGTTCTTCAAGTCCGTTAAGCCTGTGATGAGCCTGCTTGCAACTTTCTTCAACTTTAATAATTCTGTCATTGTGCATTTTAATATCTTCCCTCATGGATGATATTTCTGATTTAATCGCTTTAGTATCTTGACCTATATCATCAAGTTTTACATTGATTCTTGTGTTGTCTTTTACGCGTTCTTCTATATCTTTTGTGTCTGTCCGCTTATTATTCTTTAGTCCAAAGTAAACAGAAAAACAAACGGAAATAACGCTAATAAGTAAAGCAATCTCAATATTCATACCTTACCGCCTTTCCGTAAATTATAGTGTTTCGTTGCCCTCCACCGCTTACACGAAACGCCCTGCGAGAAATTTAGATACTCTAAACAACTCACGCACAATCTTCTATAATACCTGCACAAATGGATAAACACATTTCAAAATATCATCACGACTAAACCAAGTCCTTGAAATTGAATTTTCGCTATGGCTACTTTCAAATGGTGCGCCCATCTGTGCAAAATCATATACTGCCAAATTCTTAATTACGGAATAGTAGTTATCGTAAAGGTCTTTCTCAACTTCATCATCTGTGTAAGATGTTGCCTGATAGTTTCTTCTGTTCTTAACTTCTCGTATAGCATCTTTGACCTTTACTGAAATTATGTCAGCATTAAACGTAGGCTCATTTCCATATTCAATTGTCAAATCTGCAATAATTTCTTCTTGCAGTCCTACTTCCATTGCTTCATCCATAATTCAAACTCCTATAATCCGAATTTTTCAATCAACATTTTCTTTAAATCTGCGCCGCTAATCTCTTCCGCTTTATCAAATCCCTGCTCGTTAGCAAGTTTTTGTAAATCAGCGGTAGACATACGATTGATTTCTGTTTTGGTATAAGACTTAGAAAAAGCAGAGGAAGTATTATCAACCTCTGCCGTTTCTTTAATCTCATCTCCTGCCTTATACCACACACCGTTATATTTTATGGAATGTGTAGCAATCATAGGCTTAGTCCTCCTTAACTTTCATTACAAGTACGCTGTCCATACCCTCAAACGTAGGCAATCCAATCATAGATACAACACAGTGTGTGTTGATTGGATGGTTTGTAGCGTATGTATATACGGAAATACCAGTTTCAACAATGGAAAGGTTTCCGTCTGTAAGACTTCCACTTCTTTCTTCTGGTGTTCTTCCAAATACATAGTCTCCGAGGAAAACACCGGCAGACTGTGCAGATACAATTCCGGTTGGAATAAAATACTGTGCCTTTCCAGATTCATCCATATACAACTTATTGTAGATTTCAATTTCAATTCCATATCCGCGAAGATAGTCAGCAACCTGCGCCTGCTGCAATCTGATACCGCCAGTGTAAGCAGTAATTCCAAGCACCTGTTTCTTTGTATCCTCCGCTTTAAGAAGCATTTCCCAAGTCTCTGTATTCATAGCAAATCTTGTGAGAGAATATCCGGTCTGTTTTGCAAACTCATTTTTTGCCGTAATCAAATCGTCAAGTGGAGCAGCTGTATCTGATTTATCCCAAGCACTTGTTCCTGTAATTTCCTTAAAGTTTTTTTCTTTGTGTTCTGCACCGTCACCTTGCACATACTCAACATCATAAGGGTTTCCATCAATTGCAACTTTTACCTTAGGAATACCGTCAACCGGTGCGAGCAAACTCCAAATCTGACGTTCCGGAACAACTCTTGCTCCTTCAATTAACATCATTGGTTTTTTGCTAATCTCACGTAAAACACTGTTTGCAAGATTTACATTTTCGGAACTTCTGTAGTCGTCATACTGCTGTTCCTCTTCCTCTGTTACCATGTAAGATTCACGATAAAACGGCATCTTATTCGTAATATCAGAGAATCCACCAACATCTCTTAATTCTGCCTGTGCGTCAAAATTAGATGCTTTCAAAGATACTGGCAATCCACTTTTCCCTTTGATAAATCTAAGGTCAAGAGAATCCTGTTTACGTGTTCCAAATTTCTGTCTGCCAAGATATGGTTCAGAACCTAATGTCTTCTGATAATTGTTCCACATTACACCAAGGCTTCTTGCTGTAAATGCTTTTGATAATGGTAATGCTGGCATATTTTTCTACCTCCTATTTTCTTATCCATTGTTCTTAGTTGCTTAAATTTTTGGCGCACCATAAAAAGTAACTCTTGGTGTCGCTGTTCTAGCCGCATCAGCAATAGAAAGGCTTGTAACCTTTGTCCAATCAATTGTTCCCTGATAAACGTAAGTTCCCGGTGCATCGCCCTGTGTAACATCTACGTCATGCAAAAGATAACCTTTGCAATCTGCATCGTTAGATGGAAAAGGTGTACCAGCCGGCACAATTTTATTCCCATTTTCATCTGCTGTAGATTTCATTGTCTGCGGTACTAAGCAAGCCGCTCCCTCATAAGGGAAGAATTTCAAGATGCCTTTTCCCTGCGTAAAATCTCTTACGATTGGTTTTCCCATAATTCTTTACCTCTACTTTCCTAAATTTTGTAATAGTCTTTAGTTGACTGTTCAGCCGATACATTTCCAAATGAAATACTTTCAGCATTTTTTACATCTTCCGGCTTATCATCGCCATTGTTTCCACCTGTAGAACCACCCGGATTAGGCGTATCGTCAAGTTTCTGTTTCTCATATTCAGCAATAGCCGTTTTTTTACTGTCGGCAAAAATCTGACCGAGAACCTCATAATCTGTAGCACCATCATCTGTAACAACTTTGCTTGCCTGCTCTGCTGTAATACCAAACTTTTCCATTGCATTTGCTCTCTGTGTGCGAACTGTGTCTTTCTTTTCAAGCTGCGCAATTTGTTTGTTTGCCGCTTCAAGTGCCGTTGTTGCTTTTTCAAGCTCTGTCATGTTCTGGCTGTTAAGCTCGTCAAGCTGTGTCTGTAATTCGTCAGCCTTATTAGCTTTTTCTTTGTACTGTTCAGCTTTGGCATTTGCCTTTTGAACCGTACTTCCATAGTCAGCCATTATTTTGTCTGCATTTTCTTCGCTAATTCCCATAGCGATAAGTTCTTCTCGTTTCATATTTTTACCTCCATGTCATACGAATTTTTATACGGTGCAACGACACCGATTGACATTGCTGTTTTGTACGCTCACAGCTTTGCGAATTTTTATAAAATAAAAGAGATAGTCTATTCGACTACCTCTTTATTTACTGGATTGTTGTTTGGTTCTACATCTTTGCTTGTCGGATATAAATATTCCATTCTTTCTTTTGATTCAAGAGCAACCGCTTCACTGTCACTAAACAAATCAACGGTTTTAATTGCTCTTTTGTAATCAACCCCTGCTTCAAGTAACATTTTAAGTGCTTCTGATTTTGTAAGCAGATTATCTATCTTATTATGGTTGATATGTATTTCAATGTCGCTTGGCATAAGCGTAAAATTTCGCTTTATACGCAAACGATTCAGTATAATTCTAAGAGACATTCTTTCCGATTTTTTTAGTATCGGTTCGTTGATTGCCGTTCTTAGTCCTGCATCATAATGTCCGTTTCGTAGGTTTACTGCATTTCCAGTATCACCTCCGGCATTGTTGTTGGAACGATTAGCCAAGCCTTGAATACTCAAAAACCTTTCAAACAAATCATCAAAAACAACTTGACTTTCTGTTTGGTTCAGTTCATTTGTCATAACATCAACATCGGCTTTGTTTTCGCCATTGTTTGATTTAACAACTAAGGCACCTTCTAATCTCATCTGCGAAAATGTATCTTTGTCAATCTCGCAATTCACAAATTTAATCCATGCAGAAACAAACTGCTCAATGCCGTTTACCCGGTCAGAAGATAATGTATTGATTGAATCCGTAATAGGAATTGTAATTTCAATATCCGATAATCTTCTTGCATTATTTGGATATTCCACAACCGGAATAGCATTATTTCCGTTCAACCCACTACTTTTAATTTTTCCGTCAACAATTTCAAAATACTCTCTTTCCGTATAGCAAAAATATATTGAATTATTGTTTTCATCTTCTCTGATTTGACAAGAAAATGCGGGTTTTCTATTTGAGTAATAAACAACAAACGTATAGCGTGGGTCTTCCGAAAACAAAGCAAAGTCGCTTTCGTCAAGCAAATCTCCGTTTCCGTTGTCATTTCCAACAAATCTATAAGCCGTACCGCAAATACTTCTCCAACGGCAAATATCAATATCTACTTCTTGCTTGCTTTCAGAATCCATCGTAACATTCAGTTCCGTAATCTCTTCTGATTTCTTATCGTCTGTTCCACGTAACACATATTGAATAGGCTCTGCGCATATTTCAGCAGTTTTACGCTCAACAAGTTCATAAGCAAGATTTAAAACAAGTTTGTTGTTTACTTCCGGCCTATTCACCTTTTTACGGTATAAAATAGGCTGGTCTCCTCTGTAATATCTATCAAGGTAATTGATTTCTTTTGCATTCTGCGTGTGAATCGAAAGTGCCTTGCTTAATTCTTCGACAATATTTAATTTTGTAATTTTGGATTTATTTGTAGAAATTACTTTTCTTCCAAAATTGCATTGATTTACTGCCGTAAACGGTCTTATGTTTTTCCCATAATACTTAAACATTAAAGCACCTCACTAACAAAACGTCATTCCACTCGATGTTGTCCTTTGTAATATTTTTTTCAACTCTGTAGTTCCGGTATCTACATGGTAAACAACTCTTTTTCTGCATTTTTTGCAATTCACAGAAATATTCATACTGGAACGTCCATCCCATGTAGCTACTTTTCTTCCACATCTTGGACAATATATCGTTTTTGGTTCCGTCATAAAAACCTCGTTTCTTGCAATAAAAAAACACCGCCTTTTTTGGGCAGTGTTTTATTTTGATTTCCTCATTTTATATTATATAATAATTGCGATATGACATACTATGACATATTATCAATCTTTGTATGTTTTTCCATATAACTTTTCAAATTCCTGCAATGCTCTTCCGTGTATTCTGATTGTTTGTCTCCATGAATACGTCATTTCATCTGCAATTTTCTCAAATGTCTTTTTCTCAACATAACGAGCAAACAAAATATGATAATAAATTTCGTTGTCAATTCCATCAATTTGCGAAACAATAAAATTCTTTTTGTCTACATATGTGTCGATTAAATCATCTAATTCCTCTTCCATCTTTTCAATTTTGCAATAGGTAGAACCCATTTTGTCAAAGTTAGGACTTGTCTTTACTCTTTCTTCATTTTTTACAGCAGAAACACTTCGTGCCAGTTCTCTAAATTGCTGTATTTCAGATAACTTATTGTTTATCATTCGGTCAAGTCTACTAATTTGCTGTAAATATGTTTTAGTATCCATAATTTCTATAACCTCCTCTAAATGGGTTTTTTGGCACTTCTATTTTTGCCATACTCCAATTTCCCTCAATGAAGTATGCTAAAGACGCAAGGCAATCCGCCGCATCCTCATGTTTGTTTTTTCCAGTAACCGTAAAACTATACAAATTTGTCATAAATTTTCTGTATTCCTGACTTCGACATCCAACATCACGGAAATAAAACTCTCTAATACTTCCAGCCTTATCCCATATCCTTTGCGTTTTTCTCATGTTTGTAGGTGCATATTCAGAACGTAGATTTATTTTCCGTCCTTTTTTCTTTAGTAATTCTTCGATTTCATCCTTATATCCTTCTCCACCTTGGTTTGCTTCAAAAAACGCACTTCCAACGTCATTATCAATAATCATGTTTGCTACTTTAGGTTTTGTTATTTTCTTTTCACTGTTGTCAAAAACAACATCGTCAATGTAAATTGAACCATCCTCGTACATATAAGCTACCGCAAATGCGAGAAAATCTTCTCCGCCTAAAGCAACGTCACAAGCCGCACATATTCTGTAAGGTTCTTCTTCCGGCAATACACCATTGTAAAATCTCATATGTTCCGGATTAAAAACTGCTCCATCACGTTCAATTGGTTCCTGCTGATACTGCGCGTACCAAGATGCCATATCGTCGTTTTCTTCAAACTTTGCTCTTAACGTCCGGTAGTATTGCGTTGTATATCCAACACCATAATCATAATCAAAGTTGCTTTCATCGTTTTCGTCCAAAGCCGGTATCTTCAAAATTTCATATCTAATATTTTTGGCTTCTGGGTTATTTTGCAAGAAATCCAATCTATCACTATAAAGGTCGTGTAAACTCCAAATTGTACCATTATGGATTAGTTTGCACTGTTCCTTTTTACGTGACATTACATTATTGTCAAAGATAATCTGCTTTCGTTTGAGTGTGTCCGGGTTAAGCACATCTTGAATACCTTCAAGAATATCATCCAATACCATCCATCCGTAAGCGTCATATTCTCCATTAAGTCCGCTTTCCAATCCTTTTCCAGAAAGTGTTTTGTACTTCTTTTTTCTCACAAGGTCTACTTTATGATTTTTTGAATCCGTATCAGCAACTTTTACTTTTGGAAATACATCGGAAAAACAATATGTTGGGTCTGTCCAGATTTCCATGACACCAGTTAAAAATGCTCCGCCTAATCCCTCTTTGTATGTCACATACAAATTGCTTTTTTCTGCGTCTTTTGCACAATGCCATGACATAGCAAGCGTTATTATCTGTGAATTATGAGTTGGAATCATAGTTTTTCCAATCATATATAATCCATCTTCGCTATCAACTGTTATGCAGTTACCAGGTTTATGTTCGCTCTCTTTAATATCACAAATAGCAACTCTTCTTTTTTCAGAAAATTCGTAAATTTTCTTTCTATAAAGAGCACAAGGGATATGTTCTGTTGGATTAAAAGATATATTCCAATATTTTTTTCTGCCAACTATTCCGCTTGATGATGTTCTTGGCTCAATCTCTTGAGTGCAGCATCTCCATCCAAATGAATTTATAAGAGTTTCAAAATCATTTTTCAATAACTCATCAGCGGTCGTAAATTGGTATCTGTTTTCTTTTTTTATAAAACAACCGTCTGTATCAATAAGGCCCGCAAGTAATTCTAATCTTTGGTCTATTGACGCAGTTAAATAATCAACCGGTATGTGTTTAGGCATAGTATGTGTATAAAAACACATATTATAAAATCTTAATCCATCTACAAGTTTTCTTCCAAACCCATACGTAACAACCCCCGTTGTTTTATGTATGTACTTTCTTTCTACTTTGTAACCAAGCCTAACAATTTTATCTATTATTGCGTGGTCTTTTTTATCACCCGTAATAAATGGTTTTCTATTTGTACCATCTCCAAGCCAGGCACCAAGAACATAAGGAGGTACTTTAAGATTTTCCTTATACTCTCCATCCATCATTGGTTTGTGTGGTAACATGAAATTATTTCTATTTCCGTTTTTTAAGTGTCCGATTAGTTGTTTTGTCTCTACTGTTCTATATTTTCCGCTTCTTCTGTCAAAAACCGTCCATTCGTGGTTTTCGTGACAATCTATACTTTCTCCATTTGAAAGAAAAACAGTATGCGTTGTGTGGTGTTTTGGATGAACGCAAATTACCTTTACATATCTACCATCCAAACCAACAACCAAATCTCCAACCTTTAAATCTCCGTGTTTTTTCCAACCTTTACTCGTAAATACTGGTGTATCATCCGAAATAAGTTTTCCAACCCTTGGCGGCATGTGAATAAACAATTCGTCAAGTTTTCCATCTTCAAGTTCCTGCAACTTATCGGCAACTTGTTTAAGGGTTTTTCTTCTAGGCTCGTAAAATCTTTCTTTCTTAGGTCTGTTTTTTTCTATGTAAAGAATGTAACTATCAAGAATGTAAGGTGCTTCATAAAGCAGTAAATCCAAATATCCATCTATAAGAATACGATTCTTCTTATGTGTGGTCTTTGGAGCTGAAATATGAAGCGATGCGTTATGTACGATTGTCGCCTTTTTATGATGCTTTTCATCTTTCACAATGGTAAGTGACTTTAATTCCTCTCCTACGTACTGAAATGGAAGTATATCTCTGTTATACGTGTAATACATTAACAAAAAATCCATAACATAATCTCTGTAACGGAGCCATGTGCTTTTGCTGTATTCAGTCCCATCTTCCTTTGTCTTCATTGATTTAAGGAATCCTCTTACTGTTCCAAGAGTACATTCATGCAATGAATTGATATCTGTCTCTTTAAGTATGTAATTTAGGAAGTGGCAAATAGCATATGCCTTAGCTGATAATGTCTTTCCATTTAGAAGCTCACTCTTAACTAGATGACAAAGATATCGTTCTAACCCTGTGTATAGGATAGGGATATCTGTTTCTTCTTCGTACAACACAATACAAGGATATTTCTGAAGTTCTCCATCTTCTCCTTCTACCTGTACAGCTCTATTCATGAAACAACACTTCTGTCTATATTCTTTTACATCACTATTAGGGAATTGAATAACGTTGTTCATAAATATCCATCTCCATAAAAATAAACTTTATTTATCGTCTACCTATATTATACCGTTTATTTTATATTATATCAACTTTATTTCTCTATTCCTTGTAAACTCTATATTTATTAATGTAAAATATAATGTTTATATATTTTTAGTTACACGCAGCACAAAATACCTTCGCCTTTGTCTTCTACGGATTCCGCTTCCATTAGTACGCCGGATGCTACGAGA